AATTTCTCAATGTATCCATAGTGGACTACATTACCCTCTGTGGTCTGGATGTATCCCTGTCTTTCCCACACATCATAATTCACATGGTCCCTTCGGACTCGCAAATCCAAGGTTTCTTCCGGCAGCCAGAAATATGGAAGAACATAATATTTATCATTCTCGTCCTCCGGCGGAAACACCAGACAGAAGGAGGTAAGGTCTGTGGTACTCGAAAGGTCAAGTCCTCCGTAACACACACGCCCCTCCAGGTCATCCTCGTTAACCGGGAATGCACACGCATCCCACTTTTCCATGGGCATCCATCGGATACTCTGTTTCACCCACTGATTCAGTCTTAACTGCCGGAACGCATTCTCCTCTCCGGGATTCTGTCTTGCTGATTCACAAGCCGCCTCAACCTTATCAATACCAATCGTCTCTCCAAGAGACGGATTAGCCTTCTTCCATACTTTGGGGTCAGTCCAGTCCTCATCCATTCCTGCACCAAAAATCACAGGATAAAAAGTAGCATCGTGTTTACGCCCTTCCATAATGTCCAAAGCCTTCTGATGTACTTCATAGCAGATGCTTTCCGTATTGTTTCCGGCTGTGGTAATGAGGAAATACAGTGGCTGCATTCTTGCATCCCCGGAACCCTGCACCATAACATCATACAATTTACGGTTTGGCTGTGTGTGAAGCTCATCAAAAATGACCCCGTGGGTATTAAATCCGTGTTTATTCGATACATCCGCCGACAGCACCTGATAGGTACTCTTTGTCGGAAGATACTCCAGCTTTTTCTGCGACTCCAGTATTTTTATTCTTCGGCTAAGTGACTTTGAAAACCGAACCATATCTGCAGCCACATCAAATACTATCTTTGCCTGGTTCTTATCGGCTGCACAGGAGTATATCTCTCCTCGCTGTTCCCCTTCGCAAAGAAGAAGCAGAGCCACGGCAGCCGCCAGCTCAGACTTGCCATTTTTCTTCGGTATCTCCACATAAGCCATATTAAACTGCCTGTACCCGTTTGGCTTAATCGTCCCAAACACATCTCTTATGATTTGCTCCTGCCAGTCCATAAGTTCAAAAGGCTTTCTTGCCCATGTTCCTTTGGTATGGCGCAGGTTTTCAATAAAATGTACTGCAAAATCCGCCTCGGCTTTATCATAGTGAGAATCCTCAGCCATAAACTTTGTCGGTATGTATTTTTTTAGTTTTCTCACATGATCACCTCCACGAAAAAAGGACTCCCGGAAGAGTCCCTGTAAAATTTATGTTCTTAGCACATTTTGTCTAGTTGCTCGTACTCATCTAATTTTCTGTTGTATTCCTGTGCTATGCACTGTCTTCTGAATGAGTTCTTTTCGCATCTGCCCTTTTTATAAAGTTCTTCAAGCTCTGCCTTTCTTCTCCTTAAAACCTCTATCTCGTTGCCTTCCTCAATCTCTCTTACATCCTTTTCAAATCTTGTCATTGTCTTTTCCTCCTTATCCTCTCACAATGTTGAAATCCGTAATGCTGTATCCATTTGCTCTTACAAAGCTGCAAAGCCAATCGTCTGCCTTTGCTGCGCTGTCAAATTCCTTTATTGCCTTCCATACCAATCTGCCCGGCTCCTCTGCTGTTAATGCTTTTACAATCCAAGTGGTTTTCTTCATTGTCGTTTCCTCCGTTTTTCTTCGTTTTCCCTTTCGGTATGTAGTACATTACCGCACTATCACACTTATTGGAATACAACTATTCACCAGAGATTTTGGAAGAAAATTGTGTATATTAGCAACGCCAAAAAGGAGTCTCTCAAGACCCCTTTCGGTTCTTTTTTAATCGTTGATGCTTAATTTAAATGCCGGGATTCTCTCCTTTTTGCTTTCCCCTTCAAGTCCTGCTTTCCAGTCATCAAATCGGCTGTTGATTTCGATAAGACCGTCAAGGTTTATGCCTCTCTTCTGAAATTCTGCAATCGTTAATATCAGACTTGAAAAGGTGCTTGAAATCGTGAATGCCTTAATTCCGAACCTTCTGCAATTTTCAATAATCTCGTCAATGTCATAATCCCAAATGACCTCGCCAAAGTTTATAAGGTCATTTCCTGCCTCCCGGCTGTAAAAGTATGCTGCTCCAAAGGTGCGGTTGATGTTGTTGTCTGCAAATGCTGTTCTGTTTTCGTATGCTTCCTCTAAAATTTCAATTCTCTCCATGGCTTTTGCCCTCCTTGTTTTTTGGTATGTACATATATCACTCTAAATGCACATAATAGCAAGTTAAATATCGAGAAAATGTAAATCTTTTTACTCATTCAAAGATTCCCCGGAAGCTAACTTAATTTGTGTGCTGGTGGATGGTTTCAAGAATCCTCTCCTGCTCCTCCAGTTCCACTCCAATGCTGCAAAGTGCCTCCCTTGTTCCACAGTCCGGGCAGATGGCTGTTACCCCGTCTGCCCTTGAGAGTGCCGAAGGCTCTCTGTATATTTTCCCACACCGTGGGCATTTTCTTGGTTCTATCCTTTTATCTGTCTTCATGGCTTTCCCTCCTGCTCTTATCTACCGCCTGAAACAATGTCTCCTCATCAAATTCAAATGCCCTGTATCCCTCAAGGCAGGTCTCAACATAACGCCAGCTTGGAAGTCCAAGCAGCCTGTCCTCATGCATGATGTAAACATACACTCTGCGATTTCTTATCTTACCCGTTTTAATTCCCTTGATTGGCAGTACCAGTTCCGTCTTGTAATAAAAGGCAGGACAGCCTTCATAACGGTCAAGTGCCGCCTCGTCAGCCTCCGTGGTTTCCCACACGGCAACGGGAACGCTCCCGCCTTCCTTTGGCTCGATGGTGAGGTAAGCTCCCGTTTTACTGCCCTTAAAAAGGAGTTCGTAATCCGGCACTTCTGATGTCCCTATCACTCTGGCAGTAGGGCATCGCATTTTCATTTGTCTGATGTTTAAGTTGCTGCCATAGGCAATGTAGTATCTTTTCTGCATAATGCATCCATCCTTTCCGAAGGAAATACCCTTCTACCACCTTAAGACCGCCAAAGCGGTCATTCCTTAAAGTGGCAGGAGGCTATGCCCTTGCCGTCCTGAATGCTGTGTCTCCGTCAAGTCTCTTTGTAAGAAGCTCCCTTGCTGTTTTAAATTCGTCTCCGATAAATCCAAGCCGGAGGAGCCAAGTCCTCATTGCGTATTTGGGATTTTCATTCTGCTGTGGTTTCGGACTTGCTGTTCTTACCTCCTTTGCCATCTGGGAAAGTGCAAGGCAAAGCTGAATGTAGCTTTTAAGCTGTCCGGCATGAAGTCCGTTCTGCTTTCCGTCTGCCGGGGCATCAAACTGGAAAAGTCTGAATTCAATTGTCCCCTTTGTGAAGGTCGCATGGTAGTTAAGCATATGGTATCGGCTGTCATTGTAGTGCTGGCTTCTTCCGTAGGTGCAGTCCTGCGAACCGTACCAGATGTCTGCCAATGCACTCATGGTCTTTGGTTTCTTCCTGTTGAGCTGGTCTAAAAATCTTGGGTCAACCACCCGGCAGAATCTTCTCATTCTGTAACCGTCAAGGTTTAATGCCTGTGCGATAAGGTTTTCATGGCTTGCCATAATGTTTGCCAGATTCCTTAAGGTCTGTGGCGTGTGTCCCTTCGCTCCGATGTGGATGTGGACTCCGCAGCCCCTTGTCGCATCACTCTTTGCTCCGGCGTGTCTTAACTGTCTGATGAGTTCCTGCAGGGTTTCCATGTCTGCGTAGGTAAGGATTGGTGTTACCAGCTCACATTTTTCGCTGTCACATCCGGCAATGCTTACATCCTTTTGGAACTTCCATTCCCTTCCCTGTGTATCCCAAGCCGACCATGTGTAGTAACCGTTTCTTCCGGCTGTGTTCTCGTATCTGCCTGTTCCGAAAAACTTTGCTGCGGTCCTTGCTGCCTTATCCCTTGTGATGTTGTTCATCTCGACCTCAACCCCGATGGTCTGCTTCTTCATTTCTTCAATCTGGTTTGCTATTTTCTCGTTCATGCTATGTGCCTCCTTAAGTGTTTTTTTTGTTGTGTACATATATCACTCTAAAGCACATAAATTGGAATACCATTACTGGACAAAGATACACACATATAATTGTGTATCTTTCCAGAACCCCTCTATGCTTCTTCATCTGTGCAGACAGGCAGCCCCATCATAATTTCCTTATAAATCCTGGTATACCTCTCACACTCGCTACCCTCACTTCCGGCTATTGCCTTAAGATAAAACTCTCCAGCCTCTTTTCTGCTGTCCCAGCTTTCTGTTTTCCCATAGCAGGTGACCGTCACGGTGTCCAGCTTTCTGCAGGAGTCCTCGCCATATACAATGCCGAGGCAGCTTCCGTTGTCCCAGTTAACATGTATTGTGCCTGTATCGTCAACACAGGAAACGGTACCCTTAAGACCTGCATCAAAATGTCTGTACGGGTCATTTAACTCTATAAGCTCCACCCTCGTCCCGGATGGAAACTCCTTCTTTACCCTGTCTACAACTTCTCTTGGTGGAAAAAACATTACTGCTCGCCTCCCTTCATTCCGCTTTTGAAGGCTGATGAACCCTCAAGGTTAGCAAGAAGAATCTTTCGGTCTGCTTTGTATTCATCCCCGATAAATCCAAGTCTGAGGAGAAAGCATCGGAATGCGTATTTCTCGTTTTCATTCTCCTTTGGCTTTGCTGTGATTCTTTTCTGTTTCTTTGCCATGTCGCAGATGGCGGCAATAAACCTTGTGTATGGGGTTACTGAGTCGCTGTTCCCGTTGGCAAACCAAGGGAATGAAATCTGCTCGTCCGTCACAATGATTGGAAGGTCGTCCGTGAGGAAGGCTTTTTTCATAAGTGGTGCTTTGCTTTCCACCAGCTTGCGAAGGTTATCAAGTGCCTCGTCTGTAAATCCATCCCTCGGAACCGAAATTGTAACCCCATCGCATAGAGGCTGTTCCTGTTCTTCCTGCTCATCCATTGCTTCCTCCTGCTCCCTAAAGAACTCCCACTCATCCGGCTCTGTCCCGGTTGCAGTCACACAGGCGTTAATGATGTCATTGCTTCTGTCCATTGCCTCCGGGTCTGCATCCACCATGTCACCCCATGTAAGTGTGGCATCTCTTTCCACTCTGTAATCTCCTATCTGGTAGGCAAAGGAAGGAGCTCCAAGGTATTTTGCCTTAATTCCCAGTTCCTTCTCGATTGCCTGAACCATAGCCTTGCGGCCATCCTTATCAACATTGAAATGTAGTACCATGCTATGTACCTCCTTATTTTTTGGTATGTACATATATCACTCTGAAGGCAGATAATAGCAAGTTATTTCTGTGATAAATCCGAATAATATTTTATGCCGGAAAGTACAAAGAACACATTCGGCAAAGCGACACCATTTCCCCACATTTTATATTCAGCAGAATCCGTCTGTGGATTCATCAGCCACTTTCTAATCTGTGCCTCCGTCTTTGGTTTTGTACTTTTTCCCATAGCCTTTGCGTAAGTTTCAAAAATCTCCTGCCACTTTGCTATTTCCTCTTCTGACGGGTCAGAAATTCCAAGGTTGTCACACCACCAGTCTGGAAAGCCCTGCAGCCTTGCACACTCTGTCGGTGTAAGCCTTCTTACGATATAATCCGTTTCATCCTCATCATTCACTATGGGAGGGTCTTTGTAATCCGTTGCCACAAGTGTATTTGCACACTCCCTGTTTGCCTCCGTGAAAAAGGATGCCTTGGAAGATGAATACCTCGGATGTGCCACACCACTTGCCCCGGCTGCGACAAGAGTCGGTTCGACCTCTTCCTCAATCTGAAAGCTGAAACTGGCATTGTAGCCTTGGTTCATGGCAGGTCTGCCGATTCCATATGCAACCTCTCCCACAAAGTTTTCTTCCGGGTTCTTCATCATCTGACTGGATGGTCCCTTGGGTCCGTCATTGGCAGAAAGTGTTGCATGAACATCTGCAAAGGCAACAGCGTGTTGCTCCGTAGCGTTAAGCGTATACATAACATCCGACTCCTTGTACCCGTCGCCTTTATGGGATGGTCTTGTTCCATTTCCCTCAAGAGCTACCACAGGCTCGCCGCCATGGGTACAGGTAAGTGTCGGTGAAAGTTCTTCTGTTACATTGCAGGAGGATTTGCCTCCACCCTGGTCAACACACACAACAGCCATTCCGCCTTGATTGCATGTCGGATTACCACCGTTTGCATCAAGGGTTCTTGAGGTTTCTGCCTCATAAAATCCGCTGTTAGGATTATCCGACTTCATTGAATTGCTGTTCTTTGCACACACTCCAAAAACTCTCGGCTGCACAACAGCCACTCCGCCTTGATTTGAATCCGGGGAATTACCTCCCGTATCAATAGTGCGTGAAGTTTCCGTTTCATACACATTCTGTCTCGCATTTCTTGTCCCATCCGAAGTGAAACGCACATCGTACATTTTAGGTGACTGCACCACAAAAGGCTGATTATTTCCTCCTGTTCCGAATGTAGACAAAATGGTCTGCGAAACATCAAGTGGTCCCGTGTACCTGCTGTCCTGTGAGTGGTTCTCAAACATTAAGCTGTCATCTGTGCCTGTTTCTCCAATGCTTTCTGAAGTACGACAGGCAGTTTCTTGCCACGACTTGAAGCTCTCCGCAGAATACCCTGACAGGCCTTCTGACTCAAATAATATTTTTCCGGCACACCCTCCATCAAAATCTGCGACAAGGTAGATACGTTGTCTTCTCTGGGGTACGCCCCAATACTGAGCATCGAGGAGCCTCCATGCGACTGAGTAACTGTCTCCCATGATGCGTCCTGCGTTCTCCCACTTTGCAGGTTTAGATACAGACACCTGTTCGTCTTTGATTTTACAGACTTCCGTGAGCACTGCCCTAAAGTCTTCTCCCTTGTTTGAGGAGAATGCTCCGGGGACATTTTCCCAGACGATAAATCTCGGATATTTTCCATTTGTAGCCTCCCTCATTTCTTTAATAATTCTGATTGCTTCATAAAAAAGACTTGAACGGGAACCGCCCAAGCCATCTCGCTTCCCTGCCACACTCATATCCTGGCAGGGACTTCCAAAGGTGATGATATCCACAGGCTCAAGATCAGAACCTTTTAGTGTGGAAATATCTCCGTAGTGTTTTACATTTGGAAAGCGTACCGTTGTAACCCTTACGGGAAATGGCTCAATTTCTGATGCCCATACAGGCTTTATGCCTGCAAGTACACCTCCCAATGGAAAACCCCCGGAACCGTCAAAGAGACTGCCGAGGGTAATATCCTTTTTATTCTGTTGTTCCATCTCCGAAGTCCACCTCCTTCACAAGGTCGGAGTACATGATTTTCTCTCCGTTACGGATTACATATACATTTTCTGTATCTCCCGTGTCCTCCACATATCTGCGGAGAATGACAGAAGCATATTTCTCATCAAGCTCCATCGTATGGCAGATTCTGTTTGTCTGCTCACAGGTCATAAGTGTTGAACCACTGCCACCAAAGGTATCAATGACGATTGCATTCTCCTGACTTGAATTGCCGATAGGATATGCCAGCAAATCAAGTGGCTTTGATGTCGGATGATTCTTGTTCTTCTTTGGCTTGTCAAAATTCCAAATGGTGGTCTGACTTCTTCCTGCACTCTTGCTCCAGTAATGCTTTCCATTCTGCAAAAAGCCATAAAGCACCGGCTCGTGCTGCCACTGATAGTCCGACCTTCCAAGCACCAGGGAGTTCTTCACCCAGATGCAACAGCCGGACAGATGGAATCCGGCATCAACAAATGCCTTTCTGAAATTCAGTCCCTCCGTATCAGCATGGAAAACATAAGCCGAGCCACCTTTTTCCAGATGCCCGGCCATATTTTTGAAGGCTGCCAAAAGAAATTCGTAGAACTTCTCGCCTTCCATTTTGTCATTTTTAATTGAAAGTCCATCGGACGATTCAAATGCCACATTGTAGGGAGGGTCCGTCACTATGAGGTTTGCCTTCTTACCATCCATAAGAGTGGCAACATCCTCTGCGGATGTTGCATCACCACACATAAGCCTGTGCCTTCCTACCTGCCAGACATCACCTCTTTCCACAAAGGCTGCCTGCTCCAATGCCTCTGACAAATCAAAATCATCATCCTCTGCCCCGGTGTTTTTGCTGTCTGCAAACAGATCTGCTATCTCCTGATCATCAAATCCCGTAAGAGATACATCAAAATCTGCTCCTTCCAAGGATTCAATCTCAAGTCTTAACAGTTCCTCGTCCCATCCTGCATCCTGGGCATATCGGTTATCAGCAAGGATATATGCTTTCTTCTGTGCCTCGGACAGATAGTCCACAAGTACACAAGGCACTTCTTCAATGCCCTCTTCCTTTGCTGCCATAAGTCTTCCGTGTCCGGCTATGACATTATAATCTGCATCGATAATAACAGGATTGATGAATCCAAACTCCCGGAGTGAACCCCGGAGCTTGTTGACCTGATCCTGCGAGTGGGTTCTCGCATTATTCACATATGGTATCAATTTTGAGGTTGACACCATTTTCATGTCGGTTGTGTGTTTTTCCATCAGCTCTCCATTCTGCATTTCTATTTAAATGCTATTTATCCTCTACTTCGTAACAGCATCTCCATCGGGTCCTCATCATCGGGATTGAAGTCTGTCGAGCAGTTCTCCCGCACCACTTGGAATATCTGATACCATATTGTGTTTACCTGTTTCTGGTAGTTTTGAGCCATTGCCACAAAGGGGCTTGCACAGGCAGCTCCCGTTGTCGGATGCTTAGAAAGGAAACCGTACTCTGATATAGCCTCCTCACACTGCATCAGTCGGGATACGCTCATTGCGTACTGCTCCACCATATGTTTGCTGACCAGTTTGTCGCATCCCTTCTCCTTCAGCCACATATAAATGTATCTGTAGATATGCTCTGCATCGAACTCGCCCACAGCTTTCTGTCTGGATTTTATGTACGCACTCGGTTCAGGAATATCCGCTCCCTCAAGTTCTGCACCTTCCGGCAGGTCAATGACCTTCAGCTTTCTGCCACCAGGATTGCCCGTTGCAATTTTCTCCGATAATGCCTTTGGTTTTCTTTCGGCATTAACCTTTATATTTGAGCCACGGGCAGTTCCGTCTTTTGCCATATAACCATCTCCTATAAAATTTTAACGATAGGGTGTTTAATACCCCGTTCAAAAACGCAAAAAACACGCACGAAGGGGCGGCACCGTTGCCCTGTGGCTTCGCTCACAGAGATTCTGACCGTCCCTACCCATCTTGCCGAAGAATTTATCCATCAGCGAATAAAAAATGGATTCTCGGCGAAATAACGATTGGGTGTTCACTCTCTACTCATACGAATCACTCTTTCTTCCATGCCACCTGTCACCTCTCTCTGCGTGTATCCTTGCGTGACAGGACTTGCACAGGGAGATGAGGTTGTCCCTGTTGTGTGTTCCTCCCTCTGACAATGGGAGTTTGTGGTGAACCTCTTCCACGGGGACAAGCACTCCCTTCTCGTAGCAAAGCTCACAAAAGGGATGTGTCTTTACATAGCTGTCACGGATGCGTTTCCACGCCCTTCCATACCGTTTCCTTGTAGCTGGGTCACGGTTGTACTTCTCGTAACGCCTGTTCTCCTCCCTTTGGTGTTCCTCACAGAACCTTTCCTCTGTCAACCGTGGACATCCGGGATGGTGGCACGGGTGTTTAGCCTTTCTTGGCATTCTCCCTACACCTTCCTCCACAAGGCTTATTGCCTTCTTTGATAACTTTGTTAATTGCTGCACCTGCGGTCTTATCCATATAACCTTCTGCGTTTTTCAAAGAAACTCCATTTTGATATTTCCTTCTATTTTCACGCTGTCTATCTCTGTTCTTAGACATCTGTCCAACCTCCAATCTTAGCATAATAAAAGCCCTCACTGTGGCACCGCCACGATGAAGGCTCTGTATCATTTTTGCTTTTCGCTATGATAACAATATCACATTATAAAAACGGCATTTGTGGACAATAGATACCAATTTAAGTTTTTTTCAAATTTTTATCTATGATAGTTGGGTTTTCAGGAATCACAATTTTTGCTATAGCCTTATTGTGCCATCTCTTAATTGTTCTCGCATCCCAACCAAGGGTATCTGCAATCTGCGTCCATCTCATATTGCAAAAATAACGATAATGCATTACAAGTCGCTCATCCTTATTTTCAATTGCATCAATTACCGTTTTAAGTTCCTTCTTGAAGGCCAATAATTCATCAAGCATTACACCTTCTTTTTCTTCCATCTCCATTATCTTAAATAGCACCTTTTCAAAAGGGGCATCGGTATTTCTGGTGGCATTATAATTCTCGCCGGTAGAAATAGCCGATACTGAAACCATCAATTCTCTTAACTGCTCTAATTCAAGCTGCGAAAGGTGGATTCTCTGTTCTAGTCTATAAGCCTGACTCAAATATTCCTTAACCGTCATTATGTTTCCTCCTCTAATTTTTGTATAAGCATTTCAGGGTCAATATTTGTAAGCACTCCGAAAAACGGAGATTTAAAAAATCTTATGCACTCATTTTTCACATCCTGTGCCACACTATTTTTTCTACCCTTTGCTAATTTCTTATTTGCATCTCTAAAATCCTTAACAGCCTGCAGTACGATTGCATTCGCAAGCGACTCATAAGGATCCATCGATAAATTGCTCATGTATCGTACCTCCTGTTTATAATTCTGCTTTTACAGCATCAATCAAGGATTTCTGTGTACTGTCTTTTCCCTCAAGTGCCTTCATCACTCTTTCATCAATACTGTCCTTGCATATAATGTGTTCCACAACAACGGTATGTGCCGTTTGTCCCTGTCTCCATAATCTTGCATTTGTCTGCTGATATAATTCCAAAGACCAGGTAAGTCCGAACCACACCAAAGTTGAACCTCCCTCCTGAAGATTAAGTCCGTGACCTGCTGATGCCGGATGAATCAGTCCAACGGCAATCTCTCCCTTATTCCACCTATCAATACTTTCATTGGTAGAAATCTTTTCATGAACCACCTTTAATTTTTCAAGACGGGTCAAAATTCTATCCAAATCGTGTTTATACCAATAAGCAACTAGGATAGGTTTACCATTTGCCGATTCAATAATATCCTCCAAAGCATCCAGTTTTCTGTCATGGATATTTACAATTCCTTCATCATCGGAATAAACTGCTCCATTAGCCATCTGTGATAATTTATTGGAAAGTGCTGCAGCATTTGCCGCTGTCACTTCTCCTTCCGGGAGTTGAATTATTAAATCATTCTTCATCTCGTCATACTTTGCCCTTTCCTTTTCATCAAGTATCACGGGATACTCGGTTGTGATAAGTTCTGGCATATCCAAATGGTCGATGGCTTTCATGGAAATCGTAATATCAGAAATTCTTTTATAAATTTCTTCCTCTGCAAATGGAAGTGGCTTATAGGAATACACGATATTTCCATTCATTCTGTCCGGCTTGAAGAATGCATTCCTGTACTGACCTATGAAACGGAATAATCTCTCACCCATATCAAGGCAACGAAACTCATAATGTAAATCCATAAGTCCGTTACTGCTTGGAGTTCCCGTAAGTCCAACCACCCGCTTAAGCCTAGGTCGAAGTTTTATAAAAGCCTTGGTTCTTCCTGATGCAGCCTTAAAAGATGAAAGTTCATCCAAAACAGCCATATCAAAATTCAATAACCTCTTGTCCTGATTAAGTAACCACGCCAGGTTCTCTCTGTTAATAATCACGATATCAACATCTGCCTTTAAGGCTGCGAGTCTTTCTGCAGGTGTTCCTATTGCTACCGAATATGTAAGATGTGAAAGATGCTCCCACTTCTTTATTTCATTCGGCCAGGTATTTCTCGCAACACGAAGTGGTGCTACAACAAGTACCTTTTTTATTTCAAAACTGTCATATATTAACTGCTCGATTGCTGTAAGTGTTATCACGGTCTTGCCAAGGCCCATATCCAAAATGGCTGCTACAATCGGATGGGTCAGAATGTAGTCGATGGCATACTGTTGATAATTATGTGGTTTGAATTTCATCAAGTATCCCTCCAATCTGCTCCGGCTTATCCAGAATAAAAACCTTAAAGCCAAGTGCTGCAAATAATCTGTGTCTTGCACTCTGAAGTGGTCTTGGCTTTTTGCCCGGTGCCTTCACTTCAATCATTCCGAATTTATGGTGTGGCAGAAATACAAGTCTGTCTGGAACACCATCAAATCCCGGTGCTACCCACTTCGGACAGATGCCTCCTCTTTTCTTGACCTCTGCCACAAGTCTTTGTTCTACATATTTTTCTCTCAAGGATTCATCACCTCCGAGATTGGATCCGCCAAATCAAATGCTGCATACATAGCAGAGAAGAAACTTCTGATTGGCTTTCCCTTATATATGGTTGCAACATCAGACCCAACAGAAACTTTGTAGGTGCTGCCGATTGCTGTGATATACAAATCCTTCTTTTTATAAGTTCGCTTGTAGGTGTTACCCCACATATGCTGCCATTCCTTTTTCACGAAGTTCTTTCTTCTCTTGGAACGGTTCTTCATAAGTCTGTCTCTCTCCTTTGCCTTTAAGATGTCTCCTTCCATAATTCCGGCACAGATACATCCCACTTTGACAACATCGAAATAATCCTCATGAACCATATGGTGTTCATACCTTACTTGACTACACCCGCAGACATCACAGGTGGAAAAGCTGACTGCATCATCATCTTCAAAGATATCAACAACCCTAATACACTCCCAATTTTCAAGAGGGGCATTCCACTTTTGAAGAATCTTTATGCATTTTCTTAAATAGCCATCATCATAATCCTGATAACCATTTATCCTGCTTAAATCTATATCCATTAATCAAAACCTCCTGTTATAACGGGAAGAGTTTTGTCCCTTTAGTCACGCTCGTCCTTATATACATAGATTTAAGGAAAAATATAATAAATAAATAAAAATACTTATTTTTTCCTATATAAGGCTTTCGGACAAAAAGTCATTAACTCAAAAACCCTTATTTTATGCTGTTTATCGCACTAAAACTCGTGCGATTTCCACTCGGACAAAATTGTGACAAAAGGGACTAAACCCTATACACCCACGGATTCACCTCGTATTTTGGA